AATTCAATTTAAATGAAAAGAAATTTAGATACGGTGTTAACGATGTAGACTCTGTTGCTAGTAATCAATCTGATCTTACGAACCTAATCGGGAAGTTCTTAGATAATAAAGGGGAAGTTAAAGACTATAAAGGTTATCATAAAGCTATTTTTGCAGCACAGAACGCTGATACTATCGCCAATCATTTTTACGAGCAAGGGAAAGCCGACGCTGTTAAAGATGTAATGGCTAAGTCTAAAAATTTAAACAACGAGATTAGACCAACGTCTACTGGAGATGTTTTCATTGGAGGAATGAAAGTAAAAGCAATTAGTGGTGTAGATAGTTCAAAGTTAAAATTAAGAATAAATAAAAACAAATAAAAGATAAAAAATGAGTTTTGCAACATTAAACCCAACAAATGCATTTCCTCCATCACTTTTGCCTCATCAGACTCAAATGACTTTACAGTCAAATTACTTGAGTTTTGACGGTGCAACTGGTGGAAACTTTGCACAACAATATCTACCTGAGCTTTACGAAGCGGAAGTAGAAAGATACGGAAACCGAACTTTAGGTGGTTTCTTGAGAATGGTAGGCGCTGAAATGCCTATGACATCTGATCAAGTAATTTGGTCTGAACAAAATAGATTACACGTTTCTTACGAAGGCTGTGCTTTAATAGCAGGTTTCTTGTCTATGACAGTTCCAATTGAAACTGGAAAAACTTGCGCTATTAAAATAGGTAATACAATAGTTATATCCAATGGATTGCAGACTGTTAAAGCTAGAGTTAGCGCTGTTGATGTGGCTACAGCTACAACTGCTACTGTAACTTTTCAAACTTACCAAGTCGCTACTGCTGGAGCTTTAGGTATCGCTGGTGCGCTTGTTAAAACGTTTGTATACGGTTCTGAATTTGCTAAAGGTTCTGGTGGTGCAGATGTTGCTACTAGTAATTATCAAAACATGGACAGTATTGAGCCAACTTTAACAGAGTTTTCTAACAAACCAATTATCTTAAGAGATAAGTTTCAAGTATCAGGATCTGATACAGCTCAAATTGGTTGGGTAGAAGTTGCTACTGAAGATGGAACAAATGGATACTTATGGTATTTAAAGTCTGAGTCTGAAACAAGATTAAGATTTGAAGATTACCTAGAAATGTCTATGGTTGAAGCTGAACTTAACGGTGCTGCTGGTGTTGTTAATCCAGGTAATGGCGTTGTAGCTAACAATGGTTCTGAAGGTTTATTTGCTGCTATTGAATCAAGAGGAAACATATACAATGACTTTGCTGGTGCTGCTGCTCCTGGAGCTGGTGCTTTAGGTGATTTTGATACTATCCTAAAACAATTAGATACTCAAGGGGCTATTGAAGAGAACATGTTATTTGTCTCTAGATCTACGGCTCTTGATTTTGATGACATGATAGCTGCTCAAGCTGGTGGAGGTTTTTCTTCTACTGCTTCTGCTTCTTATGGTCTTTTTGACAACGAAGCTGAAATGGCAATGAATTTTGGATTTTCAGGATTTAGAAGAGGTTCTTATGACTTTTATAAAACTGATTGGAAATACTTAAATGACTTTTCAACTAGAGGATTAATCGGAGACATTGACGGAGTGATGATTCCTGCTGGAACATCAACTGTTTATGATCAAAGTTTAGGATCTAATATCAGACGACCTTTCTTACACGTAAGATATAGAGCTTCTGAAGCTGATGATCGTAGAATGAAGTCATGGGTTACTGGATCTGTTGGAGGTGCTTACACTTCTGATTTAGATGCAATGACTGTGAATTTCTTATCTGAAAGATGTTTAGTTACACAAGCGG